CCTAGGTGGTAGGGTTTTTTCTATGGGTGCTGTTTCATCCCACGCAAGTTCTCAAAATGTTACCGAACAGGTTAGATTATCCGAGAGAGAGGACCAACATGGTTAGAGATGCTTTAGACAAGTGGCTACAAGGTTTAGAACTGGGGTTAGACCAAAAGATTCTGGCTCTAATCTGTCTGGCACTAGCTGAGGACTTTGACACCAAGGCGAACACTTCAACTGCTGCTGAACTTCGTAAGACTTACCTTGAATTGAAACGCTCACTGGGCGACCAAGTGCAACATGATCCATTAGAGGCAATTCTCAAGCGATGAAACAATCTCTAAGAAACGGTGTTCGCTTACCAGCGATATACACCAAGCCTTTACAGCAAAACTTCTTCACTGATGGCGACCGTCTTATAGAGCTTGTCAATCTGGCTTGGAAGTCACCTGAGCAACCTGATGGCTTGCAATTAGACGCTTGGCAGAAGTGGTTGCTGAAACACATGTTAGAGCGTTATCCAGGTACTCATCCCCTATACCCAAACCAGTTACGTTACCGTCAGGTCATAGTCTCAATGGGTCGTCAGAATGGTAAGTCTCTGCTGGGTGCGATTCTGGGTATCTATGGCTTGCTGTTACATAATCAAGGTGCTCAGGTTATCTCTCTGGCATCATCTACGGACCAAGCCCGAATTATTTATAGTCGAGTCCTGTTTACTATTCAGCAGAATGAATGGTTGGCTAAACGATTCAAAAAGGCTACTGAGCAACGAGGAATTCTAACTGCTGATGGCTCTGGAAGATACGATGTCAAGGCTGCTAAAGAATCTGCTCTGCAAGGTATTCCGATGAGCCTTTGTCTCTTTGATGAGTTGCACCTTGCTAAGACTGGTATGTGGTCTGCTGCTGTTTTGGGTACTGCTCAACGTAAAGACGGAATGGTTATCGGTATTACTACTGCTGGCGACCAGTCAAGTGAAACACTTATAGATCTCTACAAACTTGGAACGGCTGCTGCTCAGGGCGACCCAGAGTTGGAGCGTATTGGGTTCTTTTGTTGGCAAGCACCAGAGGGCTCTCAGGTTGATGAACCTCTAGCTCTAAGAATGGCTAACCCATCTATTGACGCTGGCAGACTTGACTTGAATACTGTTCTCTCTGACATTCGTTCCATTCCTGAACATGAGGCTAGGCGTTACCGTCTCAACCAGTTCATCGCTGGAACTGCTAATTCTTGGATAGCCTCTGACCTATTTGCTCAAGCCTCTGGCGATGGAATTACAAAACAAGAGAATGTCGTTCTGTCGGTAGATCGCACCAAGAACTGGGAGTTCGCAACTATTGCTGGTGCTCGTAAAACAGAAGATGGAACTTATGAGACTGAACTTATCGCTACTTATGCTGGTGCTACTGAACGAGTTTTGTATAACAAAATAAAAGAGCTGTATGCCAGGGGAACTATCAAAGCCATTGCACTTGACGATAGACAGTTACCTAACTTGGCGAAGTTGCTCAAAACTGATGGCTTACCTGTTTGGCAGTTATGGACTAAAGAGATTAGTTCGGCTTGCTCTACCGTGTATGCCATGTTCAGTTCGGGTGTTGTAAAACACAGGAATGACCCTCTACTTCAATTACAGTCACCTAAAGGCATTGCTAAATACACAGGCGAAACTTGGCTCATTAGTCGTAAAGAATCTTTAGGCGATGTTGATGCTCTTATGGCAACGGTTATGGCTTTGTATGTTAGTGCGACACACCAAGAATATGGACTGCAAGTATTTTGACTTTGTCGTAAGTGTGCTATAAGTTCGCAAGCAGATGGCAAATATATTTACCAGACTTTTGGGTAGTCAGCGAGAGACTCGTAGTTCTACTCCAATTTGGCCTACCCGTTCTGACGTGGGTGCTGGACCTAATCAAGCTCTAACTTTGACTGCTGTGTATAGGTCTATTCAGATCATCGCAACACCAATTTCCAAGATGCCTATGCAGACTTTTCGTTATGCCACAGGTATGGAAGTACCGGTCGAAAACCCTGTTCTAGTAAACAAGCCAAACTTCCTTGACACTAAAAGAGATTTCCTGTTTCAGACTGTGGTCTCTATGGCTTTGGATGGCAACGCGTTCTGGCTAAAGTCTTATGGCTCTAACGGTCAGGTCAATAACCTAACTTTGGTTCCAGCTAGTGCCGTTACGATTCGTCTGGTCAATGGTGTAAAGCACTATGACTACCAGGTGAATGCAGACAGTCCAGTGGCTACAACTACCACAGACATTCAGCACCTAAAACTGTTTAGCCGTGTTGGTTATCTGCGTGGCTTGGGTCCTATTGACTCTTGCAATAAAGACATTCAGGCTGCGCTAGAACTTCGTAACTTTGCTGCTAACTGGTTTGGTCAGGCAGGTATTCCAACAGGTATTCTCAAGACCGATAAGCCTATTGGCAAGGAAGATGCAGACGACATCACTGCTAGATGGCACACTAAGCAAGCTGAGAGACAAGTCGCTGTTTTAGGTCAAGGCTTTGAATGGCAGACAGTTCAACTAAACCCACGTGACGCTATGTTCACTGATGTTCAGGTTCAGCAGGTTCAGGCAATCGCGAGACTGTTCGGTATTCCAGCAAGACTATTGCTTACAGGTGTAGATGGATCATCAGACACTTACACTAACCTCCAAGACGAGAACCAAGTGTTCTACCGTCACACAATCATGGCTTACACCGATGCAATCTCTGACGCTCTAAGTGAGTGCCTACCTAGAGGAACTAGGGTTGAGTTCAATTTTGAGGGTCTGTTCCGTGCAGACATGGCTAACCGTTTCAACATGTATGAGACTGCTATCCGTGCAGGCTTTATGACAACCGAGGAAGTACGTAGAAAAGAGGGTCTGGAATGACCGAATTAGAAACTAGAAGTTTTGAGGTTCGCCTTGAGGCTGACACTAGAGAAGTAGTTGGACTAGCTGTACCTTATGGTCAGGTGGCTGACATTGGTGGCATGTACCGTGAACAGTTCGCACCTGGTGCAATTCGTTCAGTTGAAGATGTCAAGTTGTTTTGGCAACACTCAGAGCCTATTGGCAAGATTCTTGAGGGTAGAGACACTGAGGCAGGGTTCGAGATTAGAGCCATGATCAGTTCAACTCCTAGAGGCGATGAGGCTTATACACTTTTGCGCGATGGCGTTATCAACAAGTTCAGCGTGGGCTTTATGGCTGTTGAACAGACCAGAGAGGGTGACCTAGTTACTCGCACACTGGTAGACCTTAGAGAAGTATCTCTAGTAAGTTTTCCAGCGTTCACCGGAGCATCTGTCTCTGAGGTACGTCAGGAAGAAACAACCGTTACTGAATTGGTGACGGATTCAATCCAAAGTAAGGAAACCATTAACATGTCTGAAAACATGGAATTGGATGTCCGTGCTGTTCAAGATGAAGTGGCTGAAATCCGTCGCGAACTTGAGCTAGTAAAGACTCCAACAATCGCAACAAACGCATTCGAGACTAAGTTCCGTTCACAGGGTGAATACGCTAAGGCTCTAGTTTCAGGTGATCAGGATGCAGTCGAACTGTTCCGTGCCACAAGCGCAGATGCAGCACTTCGCCCAGCATTCGTTGGTTACATCAACAACCTAATCAACACAGGTCGCCCAACCCTAAACGCTTTTAGCATTCAGGCTCTACCAGCAACTGGTCTAACCATTGAGTACGCTCAGGTAAGCACCAACACTATTGCTGTTGGAAAGCAGACCACAGAGAACACTGCACTATCTACTGGTGACGTGGCTCTAACAACTGTTTCAGTTCCAGTAGCAACTTACGGTGGTTTCACTAACATCTCTAAGCAGGCTATTGAGCGTTCAACCGTGAACTACCTAGACGTAGCATTCCAGGCTATGAGCCTTGCTTACGCTAAGAAGATGAACGTGGACTTCATTGCTGCGATCTCTGCTCTATCATTCACAGGTAAGACCTTTGACCTCTCAGCTCTAACTGCTGCTGCTGTCATGGGTGGTATCGCTGATGGTGCTGCATTCATCTACAACGCAACAGGTCTATCACCTGAGTTCATCGTTGCTGGTGTTACTGCTTACAAGCGTCTAGTTTCAATCGTGGACACTTCTGGTCGCCCAGTTGTATCTCAGGTTGGCGATGGCTCAAACACTATCGGTGCAAGCAACATCCCTGGTCTAAGAGGTTCAATCCTTGGACTACCAATTGTTGTAGACCCTGCTCTAGACGCTAAGACTGCTTATCTTGCTCACTCAAGTGCTCTAACCACTTATGAGTCTGCTGGTACACCTACACGTCTATCAGACACCGATGTAACCAAGTTGCAGGACACTTACTCTGTTTACGGTTACGCAGCATTCGCTGTTCCATTCGCTGGAGCAATCGTCAAGCTAAACACTGGAGCCTAATAACTCATGGCTGTAACGGTGGAACAGTTCAGAGCGTATGTTGGAACTAAGGAAGTATCTAGTTTTGTCGATTCATGTTTAGCCTCTGCTAACCAGATGGTCGCCAAGTTTGTCGGTTCAGGTCGCGTACCTACTGACGTGCTAGATTCTGCTGTTCTCTCATGTGCCTCTGAGCTGTTTCATCGTAGGTCTGCACCTAACGGTGTAGCCCAGTTCGCTGACCTTGGTACTACTGTCCGTATTGCTAAGGATCCAATGAACGCAGCTAGAGAAATGCTCTTGCCATTCACAGGTCCGGGTCTATGAGTAATGAGATAACAGCATCTAAGGCAGAGTTCGCTCTTGACTTACAGACTGCTGGGTTGGATGTTTTGGACTATGTTCCAGAACGTATTGTTCCACCTATTGTTATCGTCACTGCTGGTAGTCCGTACCTTATTCCTGAAACTGTCGGTAATGAATACCGTCTAGCACTCAACCTAACTCTTGTAGCATCTACTGCTACTAACGAGGAGGCGACTGAGTCTCTAGATGAACTTATTGCTCAAACTGTTTCAGCACTTGCGACTATGGGTTATGTCATTCTAAAGACGGTAAACACTCCGTATAGATTGGCTGCTAATAACGCTGAATACATGGCCACTGATCTAAACCTCGAACTATCTATAACACTCTAAGGAAAAACTGATGCCTACATCAACAAGAATCAAAGCCCAAAACATTAAGTTCCTAATCGGAACCGTTGAATACAGCTGTGACGCTAACCTAGTCGAACTGACCCTTAACGATGCTCCTGGCGATGTCCAGACATTCTGTGAGGTTCGTGTCGGTGGCGAATGGAAGTTACAGTTGGATGGTGTTACCTCTGGTGACGCAACATCTCTGTACCGTATTCTCTGGTCTAACTTTGGAACCGAAGTTGCATTTACAGTAGCCCCACAAGGTAACGCTGTTGGTACTGCTTCAAGCCCTATCTACACCGGTACAGTCGTATTTGACCAGTTGCCACCACTAAGCCTGACCTCTGGCGAAGTTGTGAAGTTCTCTGTGACTTTGACTGTAAAGAACGCTGTTCACACTCCAGCAACTACTCCACCTGTTTACTACGGTCTAACTGTAAAA